TGAACCACTTCATTCTAGATGCGGTGTATATGAATTCAATACTTCTAAAAAAGATATGGTTCAACTGTGCGGTGAGTTTATGGACCGTGCAGCTAGTATCTTATACAAAGAACAAGTATCATTTGATAGTAAAGTTCTTGCTGAATTAATTATGAAGTTTGCTCCGGATTGGCGTAGAGTACTTGGTGAATTACAAAGACATTCATCAGGTGGTGTACCTATCGATTCAGCAATACTAAATAATCTCACTGATAAAAACTTCGATGATTTGTTTGCTCATTTGAAAAATAAAGACTTCAAAAAAATGCGTGCTTGGGTTGTCAATAATATAGATACAGATGCATCTGCAATTTTTAGAGCAATCTATGATCGTATGATTGATAAAGTATCACCTCAATCGATCCCACAAATAGTTCTTATTCTCGCTGACTACCAATACAAGAATGCTTTTGTTGCAGACCACGAACTTAACGTTGTTGCATGTCTTACGGAGGTTATGGCTAATGTCCAGTTCAATTAGATTAACAATATATACTCAAACGAATTGTGTATATTGTGAAATTATGAAACACAAGCTAGATTCTTGGGGTTACGAATATGATGTTGTAAATCTTAACGTAAGACCCGAAGCAAAAAGTTTCATGAAAATTGCTGGTCATAAAACTGTACCTCAACTTTATTGGAATAAAACTCATCTTAATAAAGTTGACACCGCAGATTTTACTAAAGATAATCTAGAAGAACAACTTGATTATGATAATTATGCTGGAGGTGTAGAACTATGGGGAAGATAATGAATGCGTTATTTGATGATCCTGGTGTAGAACAATCACCTACACAAAAACGCGCAGACATGAGTAGTTTCATATTAGCAATGCTATTTGCTTTTGGCTCGAGCTTTTTCTTCAGTGCACCTGGTATAATCATCATTGGTGTTTTTGTATATGCTGGTCTTCGATTCTTACAACGTGGTGGTTACTAATGAATCCCTTTGAATATTTAAATGCTATTAATGATACTAAAAAAGATATTATGGTAGATGATATTGCTGAAAAAGGTTACAATCCTTTTATGATTAATCGAGGTCTATCATACTTTCATGACACAGTGCTTATGGCTAATGAAATGAATCAATATGCACATGCGGATAACCGGTTACAATTCGACTTTTATATAAATATAGTTAGAAAGAAAAAGCGGTTCTCTAAATGGCTTAAGCCACAGACCGCAAGTGATGTGGAAGTAGTCAAGGAATATTATGGTTACAGTAATGAAAAAGCTCGCCAAGCCTTGTCCCTTCTCACACCTGAACAGATAAATGCACTCGAAAAGAAGGTGACAAAAGGTGGACGAAAATAACTTAGTTGAATGGACCCCAACCTCTATGCTAGAGGTTACCCTTAACGAACCAGATGATTTTCTGAAAGTTCGTGAAACTCTTACACGTATTGGTGTAGCATCCCGCAAAGATAATAAACTCTTTCAATCATGTCATATCTTACATAAACAAGGTAGATATTTCATTGTACATTTTAAAGAATTGTTTTTATTAGATGGCAAGAAATCAAACTTAGAAGAAAATGATATTGCCCGGCGCAATACAATCGCTCAACTCATGTCAGATTGGGGACTTATCTCAATTGAAGACAATACTAAAGTTGAACCGCTAGCGCCGATGAGACAAATTAAAATTATTCCATTTAAAGAAAAAACTAATTGGGAATTATGTCCAAAATATAATATTGGTAATAATAAATAATATAAATAGATTCGGATGCCGCATAATGCGGGTCCATTTTAACCTTGCATAAGTCATGGAGGTACATATGACTGGAACATTCGCATACCCGCGAAACGCCTTTTTGGGTTTCGACCACATCTTCGATCAGCTTGAGAATATTCACAAGCATGCGAAGGATACCTATCCACCACACAATGTTGTAAAAGAAGAAGAGCTTAAATACTCTTTAGAACTTGCAGTGGCTGGATTCAAACAAGAACATATTGACATTGAAGTAAAAGACCATGTCTTAACGATTGCTGGTAATAGACCAGCACGTAGGAATCAAGATATGTATGTTCATAAAGGTATTAGTGCTCGAAACTGGAATAAGTCATTTAGACTGTCTGAATATACAGAAGTCACTGGAGCTGATCTAACGGATGGAATCTTAACTGTCGGACTTGAAGTTGTCCTTCCGGAAGAAAAGCGGCCTCGTAAAATTTCAATCACGAAACACGAGGAATTAACAAATGACCACTCTCGCACTAAAAAACTTAAGTCTGCCGAACCCGCTTAAAGCGGTTACCGGTTTCTTCGCATCAGTCGGCACAGCTATGCAGATGTCCCGCCAAATTGCAGCTAATGAGCAAATCGCTCGAGTGCTGTTAATTGAATATCCGGAGCATACGTATTACAGTCTATTGGCTGAGCTTAACCACAAAACTATGGAGGCATATAAAAAGAATGTTTAAATTTTTAAAAAAATTCTTTGTGGTTGATATTCAACCATCTAATCCATGGCAACACATGGCTCGGCCACTCAAGTACAGAGAGTATCAATATACTCTTTCAGAACTTGAGCGTCGACTTAATGCTGAAGTAAATGGATACGGAACTAGATATTAAGTTAGTATAAATAAAAGGGAACAGCTTATGTTGTTCCCTTTTAACGTAGGAGGTAATATGCAAGGTCCACCACGCTATTGTAAAAACTGTGGTTGTAGATGCCATTGTTTAACAACAGAATGCATGACATGCATTAACGATGTTTGTAATAGATGTGATTGCGAACAACCTTTAAGAGATTTACCTGACTCATTTACTTTGGAGAATACATGATGAGAAATAGTTTTAGTAACGTACAAGAAAATCGTAGAAAAAATTATATAAAAGTTCGTATCAGCCAGCTCATGGACGATATGAATAAAGCACATGACCAGCATGATAAAAACTGGTATAATCGTTTAATTCAAGAACTTAACTGGGTTCAGCAAGCAGATAGCAAGCCGGACCGTAACTGCTATATGGAAGTAAAAGGAGCTACGTGGTAATGAATATTGATAATCTAAGAGAACAACTAAAAATTGATGAAGGTGTGAAATATGAAATCTACCTCGACCATTTGGATCTCCCTACTTTTGGCATCGGCCATTTGGTTCTTGATAGTGATCCTGAATCTGGGCAACCAGTTGGAACAGCTATCACAGAGAGCCGAGTTAACGAATGCTTCGATAAAGATGTTGAAGTCGTGTTATCGGAATGCAGAATCCTCTATCCAGACTTCGATGATTTGCCAGAAGAAGTCCAACAAATTATAGCAAACATGATGTTTAATATGGGCCGTCCTCGTTTATCTAAATTTAAAGGAATGAAACGCGGTGTAGATGCTCGTGACTGGCATAAAGCTGCGATTGAAATGGTTGATAGCGCTTGGTATCGTCAAGTGACTAATCGTGCTGATCGGCTTGTAAAAAGAATGCAGCAAGTTCGTGATTGAAGTAACAGAAGCAGCCATAGAATATCTTGATAAAGTCAGGGGCGACGATCTTGTTACTCTTGGTGTCAAAGGTGGTGGCTGCTCTGGTTTTCAGTATGTATGGGATTTTAAGAAGAACTGGCCTGACGTTACATGGAGTGAGCCATACGGTGGAGCACTAGTGTTAGATCCTATGGCAGAAATGTACGTAGCCGGTTGTATTGTTGATTATGTATCAGAGCTCGGTGGAGCTTACTTAAAGGTAGTAAATCCTAATGCAACTGCGTCCTGTGGTTGCGGAGAATCATTTGCTGTCTAGCGCATTTAGCGGTGTACATTTACCTCAAAATAGTGTATAATTATATCTTGAATTGGAGGTTATATGTCGTCATTTTACACGTCTGTTGTTCGTTATGGAAACTCAATGCTTTATCGCGGCTATGATGCTAGCGGTAAACGAGTAATTAAAAAAGAAACATTCTCACCTAAGTTTTATGTACCAGCTCAAAAGGTTACTGGTTGGTCTGGTTTGGATGAAGTTCCTGTTGGAGCTGTTGAGATGCCAACCATGCGTGAAGCAAAAGCATGGCTTGAGCAATATAAAGATGTTAGTGGTTTTAATATCTATGGAACCACTAACTATATTCACCAATACATAACAGAAAAGTTTCCACGTGAAATTGAATTCAACCGTGATGCCGTGAATGTTATGTCATTGGATATTGAAACAGATTATGATAATGGATTCCCTACGCCTGATAAAGCTGAACATCCTGTATTAGCTATTACCACTAAATCTTCAAAAGATAATGTGTATCGCGTGTGGGCATGCGGTGACTATAATAAAGAAGCTGCGCTTATTAAACCAGTACAATATATTAAATGCGAAGATGAGTGGGACCTATTGCTTAAGTTCCTTGATTATTTTGGTAATGAATACTCATCACCTGATGTTATTACTGGTTGGAATGTAAAGTTCTTTGATATTCCATACCTTGTCAATCGTGTCGCTAAAGTTCTTGGTATTGATCAAGTAAAAAAGTTTTCACCGTGGGGTATGGTTGACTATCGGCAAATTACAAGAATGGGCCGGACTGATGAAACATATGATTTGCGCGGTATTCAAACACTTGATTACTTAGATCTATTCAAAAAATTTGGTTATACTTATGGTCCTCAAGAATCTTATAAACTTAATCATATTGCGTATGTAGTTCTTGGCGAAAAGAAATTATCATACGATGAATTCGGTTCTCTTAAAAATCTATATAAAGAAGACTTTCAAAAATACATTGACTATAATATTAAAGATGTGCAATTGATTGAAAGACTTGAAGAAAAGATGGGACTCATCACACTTGCTATGACAGTGGCATACAAAGGTGGTGTTAACTATACTGACACATTTGGTGTTACTTCAATATGGGAATCCATCATATATCGTAAACTACTTTCAAATAAAATTGTACCACCAATTAAAATCGGTGATAACTTCAAGACTCAATTTGCTGGTGGTTATGTTAAAGAACCTCAGATTGGTTTGCATGATTGGGTAGTTTCATTTGATTTGAATTCTCTGTATCCTAATCTTATTGTACAATATAATATGTCACCCGAAACATTGACTGGAAATTCTACATACGGTGGTGTGGATTACTATATGAATGGTAATAAAACTGACATTGATTTTTCTACTGCGGCCAATGGTTCTACTTATCGTAAAGATAAGCAAGGTGTTATTCCAACTATCATTGAAGATTACTATAGTGAAAGGTCTTCTGTTAAAAAGATGCAGCTAGCATCTGAAAAACAATATCAGAAAACTAAAACTGTTGAGCTTGAACGTGAAATTAATACACTAAGTAATAAACAACTTGCTATTAAAATTCTTATGAACTCTCTCTATGGTGCACTCGGCAACAAGTACTTTCGGTATTTTGACTTAAGACTAGCCGAAGGTGTAACATTATCTGGCCAGCTAGCAATTCAATGGGCTGAAAAAGCTATGAATGAAGCTATGAATAAAATACTTAAGACGGATAAAGATTATGTCATTGCAATTGATACGGATAGTCTTTATTGTAACTTTGGTCCATTAGTATCTCAACTTAATCCTAAAGATCCAGTTGCTTTTCTCGATAAGATTTGTAAAGAACATTTTGAACCTGTGCTTGCAAAAGCATATGATCAACTGTTCATAAATATGAATGGTTATAAGAATCGTATGGAAATGTCTAGGGAAGCTATAGCTGATCGTGGTATATGGACAGCAAAGAAAAGATATATTCTAAACGTGTGGGATAGTGAGGGAGTTAGATATGAA